GAACAAGATAGCCGCCCTCTGCATCTGTACCAATGTGCAAATCATCATGGACATCAATCCAGTTACGATTTCTGACGCTGTTCCAGAATGCCTTCTTGTAAGTGTCGCTTGCCGTGCCTGTCTTTTCCGTTACATTCGGAGTTGCAGGCTTACCGAGAACAGGTGTTGAGGTTGCCTTGTTCATTTCAGCTTCAATTTCAGCCTGTCGTTCCAGACGCTGGATTTCTTTTCCGAGATCAACAATCGTCTGTTCCATTGCATCGTAGGTCTTGGAATCTTCCTCGCTGAGCACGCCATTTGCGTTTCGCTTGCTGTCGAGAAAATCACGGGCAGTGTCCCAAGCCTTCTTTCTCTTTTCTCTCAGTTCCTGAATTGTCATAGCCATAATCAATTC